AGGATTTGTTATCTGCTTTGACATAATATAGATAGATACCACAAGTAAGATCACCCCAATGATGCCAAACTCACTTCCCCCAAGCGGTAAGAAGGCTAAAGCGCCTGAGGCACCAACAAGCGACAAGATACTGGCTAGCAGAAATGATCCACAAGCAGCACATCCTACTCCCAAGACACTGCTTCCTATGCCTAAGAACCCTGTGGCAATTCCACTTTGTCCAACTTCTTTAATCCTTCGTTTCAAGAAGTAGATAGTCATAGCGATATAGATCCCGAATAAGATAGCTATAGCGATCGTGTAGGAAGCTGAGAGCAGAGTGAAGTTTGTCGCAATCGAACCTAAGAAACTGAGCGGTAATTCAAACTTGCTTGAAAAAGGTATGTCCGGTGAGCTGACTATGCCCGCAACCAGTCGAATATTTGGAAGCCACACGGCAAGCACAAATACCAACGCACTTATGATAAGCGCAATAACCACATAGACAGGTTTCTGGAACACTTTTTGCAAAGCTTGAAAGACCATTGTTATTTTCCTTGAGAGGCAAGATCAATGAGTTGTTTAATCGCTGCAAGTGGTTGTGCGCCAGATAGTGGATATTTTTTACCTTTTGGACCCACAACAATACTCCATGGAGTGCCGTTGCCTCCGGTAGCAGCTGCGTTCTGCACTTCTTCCTCGATATGCGCATCATATTTGGTACTTGCTAGACAGGTATTGAATTTTGATACATCCAACCCCACATACTCTGCAATCTTTGGTAGCTCAGCCAGATCAAGGCCATTGTTTGCTGGAGTTATCTCGTAGAGGCGATCAGCATATGACCAGAATTTGTCATTGCCTCCCTGCTCATTTGCACACTCCAAAGCAACTGCTTCTTTACGAGCTTTTGAGTGAAGCTGATCAAGCGGAAAGTGCCTGTATACCCATGCCACCTTTCCATCTTTACCATAGGTATCCATCACCTCCTTCATAGTCAAATGGAATCTCTTGCAAAACGGACATTCTGTATCAGAGTATTCAACAATTTTTACTGGAGCATCCGGATTACCTCGAATGTGATCATTCTTTGATACTGGCTTCATTTGCTCAAGATCTCCAGTAGGTTGCGCAACAGCTTGTGGTTGTGGAGCATTAGCAACTTTAGAACCATCATTACTTTTTAATCCGAAGAATAGCGCTCCGGCAATGAGAACGCCTGCCACAATGATCGCTACAGGGATTGATAGGCTATTTGTTTGGACTGGTACGTGAGGCTCCGGTACCTTTGTTTCTGATTCGTGCATAATATATTGAATAGTTTGTTAATTAATTTAAATGAATAATTTTATATGCAAAATCAACGCCTTGAAGTCTGTATTTGCAGACTAAAAAAACGTTGGCAATTAAAATTTAGTAAAGCTTTGGATGGAGAATTCCTCTGGCAAAAGCTAGTCTCAGGGGATTAAATATAAAAAGATTAGGCCGTTGCCGTAAATATAATTTGCTTGATATCAATAACTGATCTGTGGATGCAAAGGAAGACCGCGATCTGGCAAAAACTAAAACGAGTAGAAGACCAAGTGCCAATAACGCAAGATCATTTCTTAAATTCTGAGATGTCGTGAGAAAAGTACTTGTCCAAGACTGAACGTGCTCGGACATAGTGCCACCACAGCATGTCTGCTCGCTTTTTATTGACACTTCTGAAGTCATGGCCATTCCTTCCATCACTGTCGAGGTTTCGTGGAACATTCCAACACACATAAAACCGAAGACAAGTGCTGTGATCGTAAGAAAAACTGCTGGAAATTTTATTACTCTCTGAATAATTGATGGCATGTTTATAAACCCTAATTTAGCACAAAAAATACTATTTATAAAGCAAAGTGTAGCCATTTGTGTTAAAATGCCGCTATGCGTACAAATGCCTACATTGATGCCTCAAATCTATTCTATGGAGGAAAGAAATCCCTCGGTTGGAGCATCGATACAGAACAAAAAGCGAACTGTGATGTCGATATGGCTTTTTATATGATGCGTGACAAAAATGCCTATGACCGTGCAATTTTTCTATCTGGCGATGGAGACTTTTTACCAGTACTTAAGCATTTGAAAGAAAACAAAAAGGAAATCATGGTTCTTTCAAGATCTCCACGGACTGCCCGAGAGATTAAGCAATTTGCAGGAGATAAATTACTTGATTTCGAATACCTACGAGAGATATTGAAATTTGAAGAGAAGAAATAAAGACCATATAAAGGCGAAAGGCACCCATTTAGGATGCCTTTCAAGGCTAGTAGTATTACTATAGCAAGCTTTTTTTTACTGTCAATACCCCTATTGTACACAGCTATTTCCCTCCAAAAGGCTGGCTATTATCGCCTTTATTCGCAAAATAGAAGGAGAACGCCATGGATGCCAATATCATGAAATCCTTTGGATCTACCTTGTTGTAAAACATGCCTACAATCGTTGCTACGGCCATGAGGATGAAGACAATTTTTGATGCTGATGAATATATACTTTTCATAATTTTCTGTAATTAATTTATTAATGCGCCTGCTCGATGTACCCAAGGCAAACGAGCAAGGCTACTGCTATTGCAATCAATATGTGATATCGGTATTTCATAATTGATTGAGAAGGCTCACGATCTGCGCTTTGATCGCATCCTTCCCTGCTGATGTCTGGGGCACGAACAATCGAGCAAGAAGATTGGTGCGGACGATTTCAGGTTTTTCTTTGTAGTCGGCAATATCTCCGTGGATGACGATATTTTTTTCATCGAGAACGAATGAGATATCAGGATTTCCTGCGAATGATTTCACAAGATCAGTAAGAGCTTGGTACTGCCACTCGGTAATATTATTTTCGTTTGGCTCGACCATGCCGTCCTGATCCACGTCATATCCTGCGGCAAGCTCGATACCGATCGTATACTGATTCGGGTTCACCCATGAACCGTCAAGATTCTTGAGCATGATCCTTTTTGCACGATCATTCGGGTTATTGATTATTCCCGCATGCCATGCAATGTCACTTACCTTCACAAGCTGAACGATCTCACCTTGTTCTCGACCGATAACGAAGTGAGCTGACGTTCTGTTTGGTCTGTTTGCGTTACAGAGCCACTCAACTGCTCCTCTATATGCACCAAGTGTCAGATGGAGAACGATTGCCGTCTTCCTTTGAGTTCCTGGCGGGGTGTAATTTAATGTCTGTTGAAATGGTATATTCATATATTTTTATTTAATCATTAAGTTAATAATTCCGGTGATTAATCCGGCAACCGAAGCCGTAGCAACAATCCAGAAAAACTTCATGAGCCATTGCTGGTTAGTTTTTACGACTGCCATATCCTCTTGAATATGGCTCAAGTGGTTGTCCTTGATTTCTTTGATGTCTGACTCAATTTTTTCTATTCTTTTTTCCATTATCTTGTTATGCATAGACTACGGCTTTGATGATAAAGTTCACGACTATGTATGGCGGTAAGTTATTATGCGCCGTATTACTTCCCGACGATCCGCTTGTTTGCGTAGCGTCCTGCCCTCCGGACGACCTCATCGCATTCGTTGTCGAACCCGATCCAGAGGAGGACATGGCGATACTGTGAGAATGTGATGGAAGTTCACCCGAAAGAAGAACATGAGCCGTTTCACCTGCGTATGTATTTGGAACATTGAGCGCATCAAAGTTGGCATCTGAAGATTTGTAACCATAGGGAGTGAATCCTCGAAAATCAGGGAGAGCGAATGTCGTTGATCCGTCACCTTTTCCGAAGTTACTATTGTAAGCAGTATGAACACCACTTTGAGTTCCCGAAGTATTTACAGCTCCACCACCACGAGAGGTTGAGACTCTGAAGGAGTCAGTGGCAAGACCAGTAGCGATTACAAAATAATCAGTATTTACTGCGAGACCTGTTGGCAACGCACCAGTTGTTGTGAAGTGGACTTTGTCACCGGCTACCAATCCGTGAGCTGTCCAAGAAATTACAGCTGGTGATGCGATAGTAATCGTGACAACTGAACTAGGGCAAAGTATTGCAAATAAAGCGGCGTAGGTTGTGCGGGAAATGAGGGACCCATCACAGACCAGAAAATCAGAGGGAATTACTTTCCCCACAAAAGGGACGATCACAGCAAGAGGCATGATTCTGTTCATGTCTGAGGCCAACGCAGTTTGTCCAGATTGAATTGACATAAAATATTTAAATTCGAATCATAAAATTAACTATCTTGTAGGGAGGCATATTGTTGTGGGCTGCATCCCCACCAGTAGAATACGTAGACATCGGAGCAGTATCTCCTCCACCACGAGAATTTGTTGGTTTTGAGGAACCACCCTCTGAACCATTTCCAAATGTATGAATGTGTGCCGCCAATTCTACTTCCGTAAGTTGATGAGTCTTTTCTCCTACATAAGTATTCGGGGTATCGATCGTATCGAAGTTTGCATCCGTCACGTCGTAACCGAACACCGACTTCCCTTTCAAATTCGGAAGGTTAAATGTCGTCGACCCATCACCCACACCAGAGTTAAAGACTCTCCAAGTGTGAACACCTGATTGTGATCCAGATGTATTGACTGCACTACCTCCTCGACTTGTAGAAACTCTGAAATCGTTTGCACTTAGACCCGCTGAAATAACATAATAGTCTGTGCCAGTTGCAAGACCTGTAGGTAATGAACCTGTTGTCGTAATTCGTATCTTGTCTCCCGCAACCAGACCATGAGCTGTTGTAGTAAAGACCGCAGGTGATGCAATCGTTACCGTGAATACTGCAAATGGACAGAGCACATCAAAAAGCATTGCGTATGTCGCTCTTGAAACTGCCTGTCCATCACATAAAAGCCAACCTGGAGGAATTAATCGCCTCATGGTCGGGACGATAATTCCTGTAAGTCCTAGAAAACTATTATCAAGCAAACCGTTTGCATCGAGCTTCGGTACTTTTCCTGCATCTCCACTTCCGGCAGATGATGCCACGAAGTCCGATGCTAATGCTGTTTGTCCTTGTGTGATCGACATAATTTTTTAATATAAAACATTCGATTGAACTTCGTAGCTTGTGCCCGTCGACCCTGAAGTTCCCGCACTACCGTTTGCTGAACCTGATCCACCACTACTACCCGCACTTCCGGCCGACCCACCGGTGAGAACATAGCTTCCACTCCACGTCTTTGTGCTGTAGACAACGATTGAGGCTCCGCCTGAACCACCACCGCCTCCGCCACCTCCGCCTCCGGCAGATCCCTGCCCACCTGCCGATCCTGTACCACCCGTTCCTCCATTGCCACCGTTTCCACCGACGGCTCTGATCGTGAAGGTTCCCGCCCATATCTTTGCGACAATAAATACGAGACCACCAGAAGCTCCTGCACCACCACCGCCTCCACCTCCTCCGTTATTTCCACCCGATGAGTTACCTCCTCCGCCTCCACCACCCGATCCTGATCCTGCGGACCCGTCATATGAGGAGGTTGAACCATTCAGAAGATGATCGACCCCAAGAACGAGAAGAGAAAGTATTCGACCTGGTGTAATTACCTTCGATGCAGTTCCACCGCTTGATCCGTTACCTCCTGCAGCAGCATTTCCGTTGCTGTATGAAGACCCATGGCCACCCGCTCCACCCGCTACTCCGTTTACTCCCACTGATTTCGTCGAGGAGGTTCCGGTACTACCATCACCTCCTGAATTTGGAGCACCATTACCTCCACCTGCTCCATTTTGTCCAGCAGTATTTGTAAATCTTCCGGTTGAAAGTGCCGCACCTCCGCCTCCTCCACCACCCCCAGCTACAGCACCGCCACCACTTGATCCATTCCCACCATTGCTACCATTGTTTCCATCAGGATATTTAATTGCGCCGTTTCCGGAGAGAGTTCCTTTGACTCGAATCATAAATCCTCCAGTAGTGAGAGTGTCGTTAACGGTAAGATCGTTATAAAACATATCTCGAGTGAGAGTTGTCGGGGAAGAAATGGTTACGTTGCCATCCGATCCGTCACCAGTACCACCGAATGAGTCATTGATAAAAGAACCATCGAGCGTACCGTTCGAGTTTAATTTAGGCACTTTTCCCGCATCACCAGAACCTGCTGTTGAGGCAATGAAATCTGATGCGAGTGCTGTTTGTCCGGCGGTAATTGACATAAATTAATTTAAAGTTATTTGAAGCTCAATTGTCGTATCCTCTCCTGTGCCTTTGGTATATGCGACACCGAACAAAGCACGATTGAATATTTTTCCCGTGCTTACCGAGGCACTGCCATCAACGAATGACGCAAATTCGTTATACGTTCCATTTGTAAGTACAGCATCAGAGAAAAAGAATTGAAGAGTTGCAACCGCACCTGACACCGATCCGATCGCTACAGCTGCACGAGCTACCGGAGTCTGAAGTGCTATGTCACTCGTCGCCGGTGAGTTTGTACCAGTCCCCATGTCGGCATGAGTAAGGTTCAAAGTGTATGTATTGATGCCTGCAAGTCGCTCGAGGATAAGAGTTCGACCTGTGTTGACACCGAGCATAACCAAATTGGAAGACCAGTCACTTATCCGAAGGACTTCTTTGGTTCCTGCTTTGGTAGTGATGATTCGTATTTTGCCTTGCGGCTTTATGTTTTCATTAAATGTATTCATATATTTTTATTAACCCCATGTGCCGAGGTTCCACTTGAGAGCATTGGCATCGGGACCCCACTTGTATGGACCAGTTGTCGTGGTTACCGAAATCGCATCACTTGAGGTCATGGATTCAGCGAACACTTCGAGGCGTTGTAAGACTTCGTTTATGGCTATCGAGATATTCTTTTTATCTTTACTCAAAAGATCCAGCATAATGTCGGTAAAAGAAACCTGACCAGAAGCAATGAGATAGACCGTGTACTCCATCGAGACTCCATCTCTCACCTTTCCCGTGATTTTGTTTATCTTGAATGTCTTGTCGACACTTCGTAGTGCGCTTGATACATGAATTTGCTGACCTACCTTGAGTCCAATCTGCACTGTTTTAAATGAAGCCTCGTAGACGCTCTCTGAATATTTCTTAAGTTCAGTCTGTGCGCGCGTCTGAGCTTCATTGATTGAAGTGATACTCTTATCAATCACGGCAGCTTGGTATTCGCCATAAGTTGCAATTGAAATCTGATCACGAACTTGAGCAATGATTGGAATATATGCATCACCAAAAATCTTTATGGTATGCCCACTTGTAGGAGCAGTTGTATACTTGATAAATTTCTCGTTGAAGTTGTAGAGAACGTCGACAGATAGTGGATCTGACTGCTGGTCAGTACCGACAGTGTTTACCGTTGAGTTATCTTTAACTGTGATGTTGTCATATTTATATGAAAGAGGAAAAACTTTTTGCGTACCATCGGCAATGAAGATATCTTGTGCACTTCCTTCAGCAATAGTTTTTTTATATTCACCCCCGCGCACGTACACTGAGTTTTTTATTTGAGTAATCGTCTTATTTATTTCCAACGAATCCCACTTATATGTGTCATTGGTATCGGTAAGCTCAAATGGCGCACTTAAATTTTCACTATCAAAAAAGTGAATATCCTTGTCGGGATCAACATACCAATCCCAGCCGACCTGATCGGCAAGTTGTGTAAGGCATCGTGTCACCTGTTCATAATTAAATTTAATTGAGCCAACTGTAGGAGTTGAAGCGGCGACATTGGTCGAGGTAAAACCTGAAGTATATGTGGAGATGAGATCGAGGACGATGGAACGTGCACTAACAGATGCATAGCTTCTCACCACCACCTTTCTATCCAAATATTGAGAGTAATCCTTGCACCTGATCTCGTAAGCAATGAGGAGACCACCCTTTACGATTTCATTTCGCTCGGTAATTACTCCACCAAAGATTTTTACTCCGCCTTCTTCTAAGGTGACATCATCATTCACGCTCGGAATAGTCTTTGCAGGGGTTTTGATGATCTGAAACTCAAGGCGATCAACTTCTTTTGAAAGCACCTCAGTAATCACCAGTGTGTCCCACTTAACGTAGCTCGTCCGATCAACTGTATTTATTTTAAGTACGAGTGACATATATTTTTATGCTCTTATACCTCCCAGGTTGATCTGGTTTTTAATAATGCGAGCAAGTTCATTGCCGAATTCTTCAGCTACTTCTGTAGTGGTATAAAAGTCCCCATTGAGATTGATAGTCAAACCTCCAACTTGACCAAGCTTGCTTAAGGGGATGATGGCTTCGGGACCGGCTTCACCTACAAGCCCGAGAGTGGGGCCAGTAACGATGCCACCGTCGGCAAACTTTGATACAACGCTCTTTACGGCACTCACCGCTCCCTTAATAGGAGCTGACACCGCCGAGACTACGGAGTTGTAGGCACTTTGAATCGAGGCAATTGCACTCTTTATCCTCTCTATTCCCGCATTAAAGAGGTCAACAATTCCATTCCATATCGCAGTAAAGAAATCCTTGATGCCGTTCCACACGGCGAAAAATATTTCCTTAATGTTTTCCCACTGCGTTTTCCATAGAGTGTAGAAAAAGATGATGACTGCACCTATAGCTGCGATTGCGGCAATGATAAGACCCAAGGGACCTAGAAGTGCGAGTCCTGCTGCAGTAGCAACAATTAATCCCGCTGCAAAAAGGGCAACAAGAAGACTTCCCACGGCAATGAGTAGATTTCTGTTATTCTCCAGAAACGCATTGATGCCTCCTTGTGCTAGAATCCAATTTTGGATTCCTTTGGTAACCATTTCTATGGCCGGTGCAAAGAGACTTCCCAATGCTTCAGCACCTTCACCACCAAGTTGCCTTGTGATATCAAGCTGACCCTTCAAGGTTTCCGAATATGCTGCAGCTTGACCATCTACAGTTCGCATAATTGCTGCAAGTATTGTTTCCTTGGAAGCATGATCATCGACTTCGATGCCGAATTGTTTCAGGAGTCGAGCATTACCTTGAAAAGCCAGGATCAATGCTTGTGTCGACTCCTCGAGTCCTATGCCTTTATATCTAGCAAGATCCATGGCTGCAGAAAATGCCTGGAACGCAAAGGGACCGTCATTAGTTGCCTGAAGAAGTTTAGCAATCGAGACAGCCGCTTCTTCATTATCAAATCCGAATTTATTCAATGCATCATCAGCAACCGCAAGTATCTGGCCTCGTAGAGCTTGGAGGTTAGGAGGAAGAGTTTTAAGAATTGCATCAAAACGAGTCATCTGTACTTCAGCTTCAGCAAAGGCAGTGATAGCACTTTTTAATATTGCCCCTGCACCAATGGTTTGAAGCACACCTGCCAAGGCACCGACCTTGTCACCTGCAAAACCAAATTGCCCACCGAGGTCGGAGAGGCTATTACTCATACTCCGGATTGCAGTACTTGCCTCATCCCGAAGTTGAACCAATATTTGTAGTTTACTTATTGACTCTGCCATAATTATTTATTCTTTTTCTTTATTTCCGCACTTTCCGCTTTAAGCATTTCGATTACCGTGTCTATGAAGGTCGTGGGTTGGCTCTCGTATTCCTCTAACGTCCACTTCATTTCCCTACAAATCATCGCTGCTACCATTTCATCAGTGAGAGAGGCTTTCACCCCTGCGAAGTACCTCTCCCATGCATACCCTACTTCGCCGACTGAAAATTTCCCTTTGTGACTTTATTTAATTCCGCAACTACGAAGTCGTATTCCGCAGGTGTAGCTTGCTCGAGCCTGTCAGAGATATTCTCCGAACTACCGGCATACGAGACAATCAGCTGTTCAAAGGTTCTTTTTTCCGCCTTGAGCATGATTGAAGCATCGACATCCTTCATCATGTGATCTTCACTCCCGATATCATTCGGATCAATCTTAATGCCCTCGAGGAAGGCGCTTTTAATGGCATTCCTTTCCTTGGCGTTCATAAAAGACTTGATAACAAGTTCTTTACCGAGAGGCGTTGTGAGTTTTATTGTTTCTCTTTCCATATGGTTAATTATTTTGATTAATATGATGCCACTGCGTTCGTTGCTAATACCGAAATCATCAAAGTGTCACTGATGCTGTAGTGAGCCTTGAATAAAAGTGTCTGACGGACCAGGTCATTAACCTTCACGGGCCGAGTAATCTCTTTGAAGATCACTTTTGCAAGATCAATGCGGATCTGGGGATTCGCAGCACTGCCGATTGTGACATCGGTGTTCTTAAGATCGAGTCTCATAGCCTTGGCAGTCGTGGCAAGAGCTGCAGTTTTGTAGTCAGATTCGTTTTGCCAGAGAGCTTCAAAGGTCCCCTCAATTGAAAACTGCTTGTTGAGGAAATCTGAAGGAGTAGCGCTTCCAAGAACGTCATCGTCTTCAATATTCTGGTCAATCTTTAGAGTGAGCGACTTGATACTCATGGCTGAAGCGGCACCGAGACCCGAATATGATGAAGCGAGTTTGAATGTGAGGTGCTGAGGCAAGAATCTGTTCTCAGTCGTAGATGCAGGAGTCAAAGTCGCTGTCGCTCCTTTCTTTGCTTTGAGTCCAAGAGTGTAATCAAGGAACTTATTGAGCTCATATGAGATCTCAAGTGAAGTTACCGCTCCGTTTCCATGCTTGTAGTCCTGCGCTCCAAGTGGGTCATCGATGAAAAGCGAGAGTGCCTGATGTTGTGAGCTTTGAGCAACTGTAATGGTGTGATCTTTGATGGTTGCATCGGAGTCAGCATTATCTCCTGTAGAAAGTGAGCCGAGAATCGAGTAGAGAATGAGAGGAAAGTGCTTATCAGCAATCGGCGCTTTGACCGATCCTTCAGCCCATTCCTTTACCTTGCTCTGACCGACGGCGTCCTCAATTACTCCACGGGATTGATCGTCATTTACAAGCGAAAACTTTTCATTGATATCTAACTCTGAAAACGGAATCCAATAGGTAGCCGCCGACTCTGGCGTTCCACGTACCGTTTCCTTTGCAATCCCGAACTGTATTAATCTTCCTATTCCTTTTGACATATATTTTTAATTAATTATTTTCTTTTAATGGCTCACCAACTTTTTTCCTCGACTCCTTCCATACCTTCTCTGCTTCTTCCTGACTATCAGCTCGGATAGTTTGTGGGAGATATTCCTGACCTCCGGAGAAGAAGTATTCCTGCTTATTTTTTACGTCCTCCTTCCCTATCATTTTGTTTTTGTTATTTGTTTGCATAAATTTAGAATGATAAATTTTTAATGGCTTTGGCTTTTACCGACACCGTAAAAACTATAAAAGTCCCGTCACCTGAAGTAATACTCTCCGGAGTCGAGGAAGACGGCTCAACACCGCCATTTGCCGCACCACCAAGTGTGGGATCCTCATCAAAGGCATTGATAATGGTTTCCATGAGTTCCTCAATGTCGTTAGCTGAGGCGACATTCTCTCCCTTTTGAATAATTCCAATCGTAAAATTGTGAGTTCGGAGATTGTCCCGATTCGTTTCTGCTACACCCTCAAGCGAAGGCGAGGCAAGAACAGCCGCAGGAAATGCGCCGATATCTTTATATGCAAATCCATCCTGCTTGAAGTCATCAACAATGACTTGACCGAGAGTTGCCGGTACCAGGGAGTCGAGCTTTGCCTTCACTGCATTTTTAATTGTGGTTACGATTGCTGTCATAGTCGTGTTTGGTTAGCTATCTGCCTGTTCACCATGTCCTGGGCTTCTCTAAATATCTTGTTTACTTCAGGCTCCGCTTTTTTAATGATTTTGAGCATGAATGGATTGGCTTTTATATATTTCGTACCGTCGTGAACATAAATTGCGTAGTGAGCTGTTGGATACCATGCTGCCTGAAGTCTTGCCGTCTTGTACCTGAACGATTGCAAGAGATTTCCCGTCCTCCAAGGGACCGGATTATCTTTCAAAGTATTTTTTGCAAAGATGGCGCCAGTTGCCATGATTGCTTTCTGGAATATAGGTTCAGAAATCTTCGGGTAATTCCTAAAAGCGAAGTTCAACTCCTTGAGTCCTCGTATTTCTATTCTGAAATCTCCAGCCATATGATTAAAAGAAATTAACCCTCCTATATTTATTAATTGTCTCCGTATCTTCTGGATTGAGAAGATCTTTCCAGGTGATCGACCCACCATTAAAGTCCTCTCTCGCCTTCCCTTCCGCTTCCCGTCTTTTGAAGAGCTTTATGGCAAGCCTTTCCGCAAGATCGGTAAGATCGGCAGGCAAGGTGTGAGTGGACATGTCGCCGTAATTTGTGAAATTAATTTTGTATCCGGCTACGTAACTTGCACGCAGAGTATTTGCGCCCTGGGTAAATGATCCATGAAGCTCAATAATTCCAGAGACTCCATCCTCGAGGAGTTCCCAATCGTCAGCTGCAAACTCTGTCCAGTTCGGATTGCTCTTTAACCCCGCTCTATATTGAAGCGAAGTAACGGAAGAGACCGGAGACTGTTTAAGATTGAGGAAGTTATTTCCACTCCCCTGAATTGAGTAGACTTCATTGGTGTAGGTAGTTTCCTTGAAACGACGATTGCATTCACCTTCGATAAAATCAGTGACGCTGTTTATCAAATACAAAAGTATCGTGTCATGAGTGGACACGGTTATAGTGAGCCGAGTCTTTACTCGAGCTACGGTTGTAAGTGCATATGAAAGTAATGCTTCTGCCATGCTATTTGTTATTTTGTTCGGGATTAAATCCCCGCTCCTCTCCCTTGAATTCAAGGAAGAGTGGCCGAGATTCAATGCCTACTGCACAGGCTCTTTGAAAGCTTTACCCAAGATAATGTCTACCTTGAAAGTAAAGTTTGGGTTCGTGCCGGCGAGTGTCGCTACTGCTCGAAGGTAACGCCTTCGTGTTGCGGTATTTAGTCCCTCGATTCTGAGGCCTTGGGAAATATTTGCCGCCGTTACTTGCACAAAGGTAAGACCCGACACATCCGCAAAGGAACTATTGTTTGCCGAATCTTGAATTTTTACATCAAGTGTCGGAAACGCTCCTGACACAGCACCAACCTCAAGAGCAGCTTCAGCAGAATTGAACCCTGAGGTATCAACTCCAATTCCGTTCACTGAGGATGTCGCCACTTGCGGTCTAAGCGTGGCTTTTGAAATTACGCTGTCATATACTGAAGACATAATTTTTGTTTTTAGTCTTATCGAATTGCTCAAATCGACTAGTGAGCAAAAGAGAATTTCTCTTAAAGATTGGTTATTTCACCTCCTTACTCCCGTCTTCTCCACTAGCAGGAGTTTCTGACTCTTTCGAATCATTTTCAAAGGAACCTTCACCGTCTCCATCCGTAGATGGTGCGGATTTCGCCTCACTCGCCCCTTCCTCTCTTGGATGTTCAATTTGCTCGGTTTGAGCGTGGGCGAGCTCCACATCGGAACCAATATTCTGCGCCTCCTCGTCCGTCAGTTCAACGATTGCGCCTTTTTCAAGACGATCACCGTTGAAGCCGATAGGACGGAGCACAGTGTACTTTTTTGTATCGCTCATACTTGTTATTGCTTAATTGATAAAACAGCTCTATCTGTCGCCCTAAGGATTAGTGCGAACATGACTAAGCTGCTGTTTTCACGACTACGAATGCAGCAGGTAGTGCAACTACAAGAGCCACGCGCTTCTTGTAAACGAGTGCTCTCTGGTCAGCGAGTGCAATTTCCTTTCCACCGAACGTACCTGACTCGTGTTGTGACACGGTCATTTCACCTTTTTCACCGAAAGCCAAAGCTTTCAAGTTACCAAAAATGATGAAGTTGGTAGAAACTGCCGATGCGCTGTTTGCAGGCAAGTGCTTTGAGGTAAAGACTGGGAAGCCCCCGAGCTCTCCCATAGGCTTAATGCCTCCGCCAGTTGGGTTGTTCGCAAGAACTCCCGCAGAAACAGCTCCTGCCTGAGGCAAGATGAATGCTCCTGCTGAATCCTTTTGTGTGCGAATCTTTGCCCAAACTGTGCGGTTCATGTACCACGCAGCACCGTCAAGCACCGATTCCTCAACCTGTGCGATTGTGTCAGCCGTATCAATGACTGCATCGAACTCAGCAAAGGTGTCTTTGCCGGATGCAAGCGTGAATACGGTAACGTCAGGATGGTTAAGAACTCCGACAAAGGGAGCCCCTGTACCCACGAGACCTTGCTTGTCAGTCATGTTAGCGAGTGCTTCGCCACCAAGAGCAAGCAACCAATCCGCAAGCTGAACGTCGGCATCCACCAAGAGGTCGTTTCCGACCACGAAGGCGAGCTGCCATTTCTTGGCGATGAGGTTGGCTGCACCGAATGTGATTCCGGTAACAGAGCCAGCTGCATCAACGCCGAGGAATTCTCCTTCAAGGAATGCACCGGTATAACTTGGGATTGCCTTCTCATCAGTGCCCATAGGCCACTTCTGAGCTTGGCTCATCACAAGACCGACGGAAGCTGCGATTCGAAGAATTGCAGATTCGACTTCCTTGGAAACAAGGTAACCTCCACGGTTATCCTGTTCAGAGATCAATGCTTCATTTGCCTTGACCTTGAGACCTGCCGCGGCACGGACAACGTCGACAAACTGAGACTTCTGCTCTCCTGAGAGACCAGTCATATCCTTGCCGAAAATTGCACGCTCCATCTGCATCTTCTCTACAATTGCACGAGTTTCCTTGGCAACGAGAGGCGATACAGCTTCGCCGAGACGCTTCTCCATGACCTCCTCAACGGCGGTCTGAAGCTGGCTCTTGATCAATTCCAATTGTTTTTGATCCATACTATTTTGTGTCACGAGCGGGATTATCGTTGATTTTTCTCAACGCTTCGCTCGTGATGTTGTTGATCATCCGCAAGACCTGTCTGTTTGCATTGAAGCTCTTTAAAGCCTCGATGACTTCCGACCCTGCGGCATTCGACCTTTTCTTCAGGGCATCTCCATCGAGATGTTCCTTCCCTTCGGCACCCTCGAGGAGTTCCTCTAAGGCGGCGATTGTGGCTTTCATGCCATTGATGGCTATTTTGATTTTTGTACGACTCATCATTTGTCGCACTCGTGCTATCATATCTCCCTTCGCTTCATCGCTCTCGTCTCCGGATTCCGACGTGATCAAACTTATAATCTCTTTGGAATGAGCGATGATGCTTGCATCCGTTTCTGACTGAATTGCGGAAAGTTCAGCTCCAATTTTCTGCACAAGTTCAGGTGCTTCCGCTTTAACTTCAGCCGGAACTTCAGCTTTCGCTTCTTCCTTTATCGTGCACACCAATGCGCCAGAACCGGAAGGTCGCATCGTGCCTTCCTTGCCGTCATCCGTTGTGCACGGATCACCTTCCTGCGGTTCAGCTTTTATGAAGAGTCCTTTTGTCATGAGCTCAGTTGTATTGAGATTAAATTCCTTTGCCAAAGAGAGAGCCATCGGATTTGCAGGGACAGGAACGAATGAGAACTCAAGCAATTCCGCTTTTGTAATCACATTCCCTTCCATTTCTCGAGCAATGAATCCTACAGAGGTAGTCTTCACGATCTTTGCATCGTAGAGTCGGCGCACCTGCTGAGCGAAAGGATTGGCTTCTTCAGGTGCAAACCTTCCTTTTGCAATCGTTTGACCTTTGTCATTGGTAAAAATCTCATCAGTTACTCCGATTGGAAGCTCATAGTAGTTATGCCCCCAGAGAACGACGGGATTGTTCTTGTAATTGGTAAAGTCCCAGCCACTCTGATCGATGACTTCTCCCTGGCGGTCTTCATCGGCCGTTGAGATGATGACTTCGAAGGTTCCCGAGTCGGTTGCAGCCTTGGTTTTCTCAATCGCATCTTTAAATTCCTTTGTGGCAAATGCCAATGAGACCTTCTCAAGGATTTCGTTATTTATTTTTTGAAATGTTGCTTCTTTTTTCATAATTTTATTTATTTTTTATTAATTACCCCTCAATGCTTATCTCCTCCGGCCTCGTGTAGCATCTGCAGCTCACATGGAGTGGTGGCGATCCCACATCGCTGTATGAAATATCGAGGCTCATTCCGTCAGAGCCGGTATGCGTATCGCCTTTGTCGTAGAAATTGTCATCAATGCCGATTACCTTTCCGTTCATGTTCTCGCACCAAGGGCAGACCATCTCATCGGCTGCGGTATACCACTTGATCGTCTTTACGACTCCCGTTTGTTTCCATGCTTCTTTGGTTGAGTCATTGGCAATCCTGAAAGTTTCTGTTCGAGCAACTTGAGCGGCACGAACTTCGTCACTAAATGCATAAATATTTGAGATTTTGCTTGTAAGTTCCGGGAGTGAAGCACCTTCAGCCAAACCTTCCTCAATTCCATCCTTCAAAAGATTGAGTGTCGTATCGTTGTAACTCTCTGCAAGAAGTTTCATTGCACGCTCGAGCGCCAGACGTACTTCGTCTGTGAGACGGAAGCCACTTGAGCCAAGGAGTTGCATAGCTTCGGTTCCTTCAGTTGTGTAGAGGTCTGTTAATATTGGATTTGAGAGATCGATCATTGCGCCTACCCACGCTTCACGATTAAAAATATCCTCAGCCGCAATCTTCCAGCCTTTCTTGTCGAAAAACCGATTGAGGTTTGCGAGGACGATCGCCTTCTGATCATTATTAAATTTCTTGATTCCCTCGATCATCAAGTTTTCATATCGGGTAACACGAAGGACGAAGCCTTTATACAGAACTTCATACTCTGAATGAGAAAGACTCATCAAATCAAACTGAGCCTTCGTCTTTATCTCATCAAATTTTTTCTTGCTAGCATCGATTGAGTCTGCAACACGCTTTGCAATTTCCTCTGACATTACCTTTCGAGCTTTGGTATTTTTTGCACCTCGAGTTGAAGGCTTCTTGTCAGCTGTACTTGTTTTTCTTCCGGACCGATTCACTGACTTTGGTTTAGGTTTGCCGAGAGCAACCTTTGAGAAGTCCGTCATCACATTTTCCCCATTATCAATCCCCTCAAGCCCGAAGTATTCCTCTCGAGCTTCGTTTACACTCATAACTGGTTGCCCAGCAAGAGCGGCTTTCATTTCTTCAGTCTTTTGGAGTCTGTCTTCGGGGACCGGATCTACAAAGTCGAGATACAGGTTATCGCCATATCGAGGTACTAAAAATTCATTGAGCTGCTGAACGATCATTTCCATCTTTGGCTTAATAGTTCGAGCGGCAAAGACATAGTTTGAGGTTTCAGCTGTAGCACGGTTTGTTTCGGACTCTGATCCACCGAGAATTGTTTTTGGCACTCTGAATCCCGCAAGTATTTTGTCCCGCATAACTTGCTGGAGGTTTGCAAAGTCCATGTCTTTTGGATTACTTGAGGCTTCGTCATATTTCACGCCCTTCGGAAGCACTGCTACTCGATATGCATTGCCTGCACCTTTGTATAGATTTTCAAAAGAAGCTCTGAGTACCTTCATCTGTGCATCAGTGATTGCATTCTCGGAGCTTAGGAGTCCACCAAGACGTGCGCCATTTTTGAAGTAGTTGAGATTTACTTCAGTTGCAAAACTATCTGAGTCAATCCAGTCTAGTATTGCCTGGACCGTACCAATACCTTGATATGGATCGTTTGGATCAGGATATTTGAGGTGAAGAATTTGTGCGGGCTTATATGTGACTGCTTTACCATCAATGGAATAGCTGTATCCTTTTATGAATTCTGGAAGTGGTGCAGGGACCGGATTTGTATATCGAGGATTCAAAAGAAATATTGCCTTCGGCTTATCGGTATCTTTTTCGACGCCATCAAGAAGCCAATACGAATTTCCTGCAAGCTCAAGATGTGAACCTGTGAGGTATCGAAGCTCATATCCTGTTTGAAAAGGATTGACCCCATCCAAGAGATCGAGGAGCTCATGATCAAATATTTCCTCATGTACACCGTCCTTGTTAACCTGAAACAAACGAAAGGATATTTTTGCGAGTTCTTCCGCAATCGCACGGATGGCAGCATACGTCCATGCATTGTATGTGCCCATGGCTTTATCAATCGAGACTTTTCTCGAACGACTCCAAAGAGTGAATGGGTCATCGTTTGAAAGGCCCGAAGCAAGCGGGATATTTAATCCTTTGCGAGTGAGACCTATGAGGTTTAATGTTTTATCGAAAATATTCATGCAATAAAAAAGAGGGCTTGCGACGCAAACCTTCTTCGTGAGAAAAAGACTTACATCACAAGCCCTCTGGGGTATCCAGTCAGACTATACAAACTAAAAAATTGTGAAAGGTACTCTCATATATTAACGGACCACAGATATGCACACCAGAGGGGGTGTGGATAAGCTATAACCCCCTCACCTCGAAGTCATTCGGATCAGTAGGCTTTTTTTGGACTGTATATTCAATGAGAGTAACCTTCTTTTCGTTAACCCTAAGCACGATCTGACCGTGTGGAATCTTGTCAGCAAGTTCCATGATATCTTGCCACTCTTTTGTTATCTCTTTTAATATCCTTGTGGGTATCATATAAGTCCAATTACTTCCGGATTCTGCATTCCCTGCTGCACTAAGCCAAGAATGAGATACACGAGTGCATCGACGAGGTCATCGTGTTCTTCGATTCCAAATCCGAGCAGTTGAATAATAAGGTCTTCGCAACCATTGCGAGGGAATACCACAGTTCCGTTTTGAATGTAGACTGCAACCGCACGAAGTCTCGCTCTCTTATCACCTCCGGCCGCCATTGCAATTACCGGCAAGAGAGCACGTTCCATTTCTTCTATGGCCGCTTTCTGATACGCCACGTTTTCTACAAAGAAAAGTGAAAATGGATTTGCTACAGCCATAGCTTTTGTTGTTTCTATCGTTTCGTGGAATGAGAGGCGCGCGTTGACTGGGTTTGGTTTGATATATATTTTCGGTATCCCATCTTTCACAAATGAAGTACCTGATACCATCGATGTACAGTCCGCAGTTTCTTTCTTGCTGATTGCAAGATCAACTCCTGTCCCAGATAATCCAGTCTGTAGTTCAGGAGGTTCGACATCATAGTATCTAATCCATTCCTCTTTGATGTCCGCACCTTCTTCAGGAACGATCTTGAGAAGATACTCTCTTTGCCAAGCAGTAGCTCCGACCTTGTCACGCTGATCATCAAGATTTTGTTTAGTCGGATATTTTGCTTCCCATGTAGTCTTTCCATTTTTTACGAGTGAATATTCAAGGTGCTTGAACGCCTTGTATTTTGCAAGTCGAGCCATAAGTGCATCGGTATGAAGTTGGTTTCCGATGACGACCAAGCGCCCCTTGGCTTCATCGATTGCAGGGATTACTTCTCCTCGAAGCCACCTTTCAGTCTTATCCCTGTTCTCCTTAGTTCGGACCCATTCCAGATCTTCAGGGTCATCGATGATAACAAGACTCGGTCTATCTTGGCGATGTCGCAGACCTCTCACTTTCTGACCTCTTGAACGCGCGAGTATGCGTACTCCGTTGGAGAGGAGCATATTCTTTGCTTGCCATTCTTCTTCACTCTCAAGGCTAAAATCTTCACCGAATTTCCCAGTGATCCTTCCGTAGTCCTGCATAATAAGAAGATTGTTTTCGAGTTCTTCTTTAATGTTTGCAATATTTATAGCCGACTGAAGTCCAGTATCAGCAATTGGAATGATGAATGGGTAGAGCTTTGGATGCTCAAGTGCCGCCCATAGTGGCAGAGCAAGAGACCCGAAAGTTGACTTTGCACTTCCTCGAAATCCCAACACCTCGATCATTTTCTGACGATGATCTCCGAGCGTTGTAAGAAGCTCATCATGGAAATCAGCAGGTGCGATAGTCAGATAATGTGGCAAGTACACAAGACAAAAGCCTCTAAGTGTTTTCGCCATAGATCTCCTTGTCTCGTAGTCATCATAGAGACTGTTGGTTTCGAACCACGAGTGCTGTGGTAGGTTTTGCATCGTCTGCATTTTGTTTGATTATTTCTTCTGGAATCATTCCCCAATTGATCATCGCTTGCTTAATGCGGTCCCTTACTTCTTTCGGTATCGGCTTATTTCTCTTATCAACTTCGAGCGTTCCAAGATGACGTTCGAAGATACCCGCATCCATTTCGGCGTTCAGAATCGCAATGTCCAACCTGACGATAGAGTTGAGTGCTGATATCTGGTCCTTGTAACTCGGAGGTAGCATGCCTTCCTGTTTTAAATCGTCGGTGTAGAAAGCGATGCGCATAAGCCTGTCAAAGACGAGCCTATACCTCTCTTTACTTTGTGCCAATCGTTCCGTGATCTGTTGTCGGTCAACTCTCTCGATTGCTTCCCTATTTATTTTTCTAACAACCTTTGCAATGTAGTGCCATGCAAGGTTCTGATTACCTACGGTTTTAAAGCCTTTTTTGAACAAAACATCCTGAAGCCTTGATATGGATATCAAGGGGTCAACCGCAATAGCATCACGTATTGCGAGCTTCATCTTTTCTTCTTGTGGCTGCAATATTTTCATTCGTATCTATTCGTATCTATTTTGATTTAACCCTTGCAAATACTAGCTTTTTTATGATCGCCTGAACCACGTTTACGGTCACCGCATTCCCTAGGCACTTATACCTTTGAGTGTCGCTTACACCTTCCGTCCATTCGTCAGGAAAGCCCTGCAAACGTTCACATTCCATAGGGGTAAGGCGACGGATCTTCCGTAAGCCTTTGACTGCATATAGTCCAGTCTTCGCTCCAAGCCCTCCCGCTTGGCTTGCGAGGGTAGTAGCTATGCCTTTAGCATCATATATTCGACTCCCTTGTGGAAAGTTTCTGCTGAGCTGTTTTCCATCATCGAGCCATTTCTTGTTCTTCTCGCTCATGACAGCTCCGATATATTTCAGGTCTTTATGTGACGATCTTTTACTAACATAAGTTCCGTTCGAGTCTGCGGTAACACGTGTCGTGATGGTTGGTAGGACAATATCCTCGCTTGCGTTTTGGGCGAGAGGAAATACTTCCGGTCTGGGCGTTCCTCTAAGATGTCCGACAATGAAGACTCGCTCTCTGTTCTGCGGTACTCCAAAATTCTTGCTGTTAAGCACCTGCCATTGGAGGTCATACCCAAGACCATCCAGTGTGCGGAGGATAATACCAAAGGTACGCCCCTTCTCGTGAGAGAGAAGCCCCTTAACATTCTCAAGGAGTAGAAGCCGTGGTCTTTTGGCAGCGACAATGCGAGTAATCTCAAAGAACAGTGTCCCTCGAGTGTCTTCAAAGCCCTTTCTCTTGCCGGCAATAGAGAAAGATTGGCAAGGAAAACCTCCAATGAGTAAGTCGAAATCTGGCAGATTTCTTGATTTGATTTTTCTGATGTCTCCATAATTTGTGTGCTTGAAATATTTTTCATAAATTCCGATTGCGTGCTTGTCGATCTCGGAGTAACCCACGCAAGCAATCGATTCTTGTCGTAAGCCGTCGCAGTGATGGTGTTTGCAAGATTGTCCTCTCTCGGGACCAGCTTTTTCAGACTTCTTGTATCCTTTACCACCCCGAGTCTTCGGAGTCGCTTTGCCTCCTCTGTTCTTCTTTCTGTTAGCTGTTTCCACATATGCGTTGTGTATGCCGAGTTCGAAGCCTCCGATCCCCGAGAAGAGGCTGAAGTATCTCATTGTTTTATTTTATTAATTCTCTCCCATCGATTACGTATAACATCGCAGAACTTGGGATCAAGCTCGATCATGTATGCCCGTCGGCCGACCTTTTCCGCCGCAGCCATGGTGCTGCCGGACCCTCCGAAGGGATCGAGAACAATATCGTTTCGCTTTGTGGAATTGCGAAGTGCTCTCATCGCAAGCCAATCAGGTTTCTCGGTCGGATGGAGGTAGTGTGCAACTGCTTTCCTCGGCATCTCCCATACATCAAACTCATTGTCACCATAGAATTTGTGAGTACCATTTTTCCAACCATAGATAATTCCCTGTGCAGTCTTAGGATCTGGTTTCTTCGCACGAGCAATCCACTCATGTTTGTAGCGGTAATCATTCCATCCCATGCTCGGCACGTTCTTCACCCAGATAATCACACCCGAATGCTGGAAGCCGTTCTTATTCATACTCTCAAGAAATTGCGGATACGAGCTCCAACCAGAACAGATGTAGAACGAAGCACCTTCTTTGACGTGAATGAATGTTGCGTAGAAGGCGGAGTCAATGAATGCTCTGAATTGATTATCGTCCATGTTGTCATTCTTGATAGATTCATTGCCTTCCTCTTTGAGTTTATTTCCTCGGCTTTTGTAATTCACATTGTAGGGAGGATCAGTGAAAACCATATCAGCCCTTTCATCACCAAGAAGTCTCTTATAGGTTTCTGGATCTGTTGAGTCGCCACAAATTAATCTGTGGGACCCGAGTTCATATATTTCGCCGAGTTTTGAACGAGGCTCCTTGTCGGACCCGTCACCTTCGCCCTCGTCTTCTTCCTCATCCTCAAGAGTCTGATCGAGTATTCGACTGATTTCATCATCCCTGAAACCTGAAGCAGGAATGGATGGCGATTCCTTAAGCTCAACAATAATTTCGAAGAGTTTTTTCTCATCCCATTTTCCTTTGATTTTATTTAGGGCAAGATTGAGGAGCTTTTCTTCAGGAAGATGTAAATCCACTAGATTAGCTGGAATGAGAGTTACTCCGTCCTTGGTTTCAATGCCTTTTATGGCTTCACCTTGGGCTACAAGCCCCTCTACGGCGGTAGTTCTTTGATGACCCCCTACTAGTACCCATTTTCGGTCACCGCACTGGTCGCAGGTGTGAGTATTCACAACGACCGATTCGACGAAGCCGAAGGTCTTGATACTTGTCTTGAGTGCTGACATTTCATTTTCAGGCATGATACGTGGGTTATACTCAGCACGTCTTAATTCAGTGATTTTAATTTTTGTCGATTCCATAATCTTCGGCAAATTTAATTCTTGCGAGTAATTGATCGACCTTCTCATTTTCCTTATTTGTATTGTCTCTAATAACAACGATCGTCTCATCACACTTCAAGGTGAAGTCTTCGGCTAGAGCTATTTTCTTTTCTAAATCCTTTCTCTTTACTCGACTCTGCTTTGTAGTGTCAGAAGGATCAATGAGTTTTAGATCGGCGTTGAGACCATCAAGTTCCTTGAATCTGTCGTCACGGAGTTTTTCGATATCTAGGATTTTACTGAGGTCAAAGGCGATGTTCATTTTCTTGCGCCAAATCTGTTCATTGAGTTCCTGAATATATTTATCTTTGATTACTTTTGTTTGTTCTGATGTCATTGTCATTTAATTTAAGTTGATAATTATCTCCACTCGACCCTTACCATCTTTTGCGAGTTCACTTTTGAATGAACCATCAAGGTATTTGTCGTTGTAGAAAAGTGCATCTGCAATTGAGCCGAATATATTTTCAGGATCGCCGTGCGTTTCGTCTTTCCAGAAAATGCGGATATCCATAACAGCTTTTTCACCCTCAGCAAGCTTTATTGGTTTCTTTACAAGACGCTGAAATCTTATGTGAACTTTAAAATCTATATCTACGAGTGACCGAAGAAATGCTTCTTGTACGTATCCCTTCCATGCTGTATATCTCTGGGCTTCGGGTGTCCATTGCTGTCGGTATGTTTTTCTGATCTTTGGTATAGCATTTCCAAGTCGATCATCCTGGTTACCTTCTATGGTGAATGAGAATTGCTTCATGATTTTTGATTAGTATTTTTTAATAAAAGTTTATCGGTGAGATCTGCCCTGAGTCTCAAAAACTCAGGGCGGTTATCCACAGGTGGATCTGTCGAACCCCTAATACTTGGTTTCTCTTTGTTTCCTTGGTTTTGTGTGTCTACTAGGTAGACCGATTTTGGTCTATTTTTTAGACCACTTTTGGTCAATTTTCTAGACTGGTCTACTAGATTGACTACTTTATCCACAGCCATTTCAAGATTAATTTTATAGAAATTCCCTTTGCTGTTTTTGATTGAAATGACTGCCCCTGCACGGACCAGATTTTTGAGCCCTTGTGAGACTGACTGGCGGGACAATCCAGTGCCATAATCAAGAACCACACCTCTCCGATCCTTGATCCCTTCCATAAATTGCGAAAAACTAATGCGATCCGATTCCTTTTGAAAACCAAAGGTGCGACGGCATATGTAAATTAAGCAGCGTGCTTCAGCTTCAGGAATAAGAGGAATAATTTTGTCGAGAAGAATATTTGGTAACTGAGTGCTATTCGGTATTAAATTGTATTTTTTGTGTTCTTCCATTTTGATGAAGAAAGAAAGCGCCGGTAGGCGTTATCTTCCCTTGGCCTTCTGATCTCAATCCTCGTGCCGCTGCGGCGAGGACTGAGTCAGCGGCCAAAGTCAGCGCTTTCTCTCTATTTTGTTTTTGCCTTGGCCTCTGTTTTCTTGGCTGGCTTTTCGACCTTTGGTTCCGCTTGTTTCACCTCCGCAGCTTGTATCTGAATATGCTTCTGCACGAAGTCCTGGACTCTCTTGAATCCAGCTTCCAATGCTTCAGGTCGCAATGATTCGACTACCGTCCAACTCATGGTATCGAATGCGTATTTGACTGCGTCGATTTTGAGCTTCTTCTGGTCGGCAGATTGTCCTGGCCAAACGGAGACAAGATAGTTCTCGATCTCCTCGAGCCATCGCTTCTTCATCTGCTTCCACTCGTACTTTTCTTCCTCTGTTCGGAAGAGCGTTCCTGCATCACGTTCCGCGGTAGTTTCGAGCTTTTCGGGAGCTTCTAGCATCACGTCAATTGCCGGTGCGAAGTCCTTGAAGTCAGGATTTTCGAATACCTTGCCATCGATTACTGTTGAGCGGTCTTTGATGACAATGCCCTGTCTTGTTACCTTCTTGATCGAACCTCCTTCCATCTCCTGCATGCGTTCCATAAGGACAAGAAGATCAGGCTCGTAGGCTGTCTCTCCCTCGACCTTCATCTTTATTCCCGATTTGTAGATCTCTCTTTTGCCAGTCTCCTTGTTGATCTCATTTTCGTACTCATAGCCGGCACGACCTGTCATGATGATGTGGTAGGGATCGCGGACGAATACATCGGAGAATTCTGTTTTCCATGTCGGCTTGATCACACCCCAGTCTTGGAATTCCAATCTAGTGCGTCTGACCTTCTCTGCGTATGACTTGAGGAAGTCTTCCCAGACATGACTGATAGAGTCGATGATGAGAACGTCGCTGGCGCCTTCTCTCATGCGGGTCATCGTTTCCTTGAGGTCGGCAAGGGATTTTGATTCACGGACCAATACCTCGATTCCTTCTGCTGCGAACATGGATTTGAGGAACTTAGCCGCTTTCTCGGTGTCGAAGATGATGACTGGCTTCTTTGATCCGACTCTCTTATGTAGACCTATGGCAACTTTCGCTGCTGTGTAGGTCTTACCCGTTCCTGCGAAGCCTTCGAAGGCTGCCTTGAAGTAGGGCTTGGTGTTGCCAATCAATGCGAAGAAGTTATCTTGCACCCTTGGCTTACCTGTTGTTAAATTTTGTGTGTTCATTTTGATTATTGACTTCCCGAGAGGTATTTGAGAGAATGGATTTATCTTACGAATCCTATCTCTCCTCGCGGGGAGATTTTATTTTTTGAATAATTTAGTAATTCTTATATCTGCTTCAGCGAGCATGGTCTTTCTGATCTGGTTCATCGTTTCATTCCACAATCCGTCGCGGATGATGCCATGCGCCATAGTTATAGCTTTCTCATTTTCCGCATCAAGATTAGTGAGCTTTCCCATGATGTCGCCAGTGAATTCCGATACCTCATCGGATATATGAGCCAGAATCTGCTCGTCCACTATCGCTGGCGCCTTGCTCTTTACTAGCTTCAAGGCTTCTCTCGCCAGTGCTCTCATTTGTGCTTGTGCTTTCATATGCGTATCCTTGGATTCTTCGTCTGCGTATTTCTGCCTTCTCTTTGAGTATGGCTTGTCGCTCCCTACTGAGAGATGGGTTCTTCCGTAGTCGAATTTCTTTGGGTTGATAATCGATATCGATGACATCGCCTATGTTCAATCGATATTTTGCTGTGAGCCATTTTCCTTCGAGGATGAGGGCGGGGATGCCATATCTTCTATAGGTAACTGCTCGAGTACTTTTATTTTTGTTTTTCATTGGTAGCATCTGCCGTTGTACATCGGCTGATCCTTTTCAGGACAATGATTCTTTGGTTAATAATTTTCGACCTTTGTAGACGATTCCCGGATATAGAAAAGACCCGGTGTTACCAGGTCTTTAAATCAAATTATTAAGTTGTGAATCTTAGTCGCTAGACTAATCTGCCTGCAGCAATGACATGATTTACGAGGGTGTATGTGTACCCTATTTCGTTGTCATACCAAGCTAAAACCTTCACCAAATCACCCCCGACTACTCTGGTAAACGTCAGATCAGCAATCGAGGCGTGCTTGTTCCCCACAATATCAGATGAAACCAACGGTTCTT